ACGAACTACATATTTTGATAAATCCACAGCAACAACAGATTGGTTCTTATACGAATAATATAACCAAGCGCCTTCTACCGCACGTTTGTATAACCAATCTGATAAAGTATCAAGTCTATCAACACGTTCAATCTCTTTATCTATGATTGTATGATATTCTATGATTCTATTTGTATAATACACCAATAACGTATCTCGTATTGAGATTATAGAATCTTTGATTTTAGTTTCCTCTTTGTATTTTGCAATTTTGGCTTTCTGACTTTCAAAAATACTATTAATTGTATCAGCTTGCCCCTTTGTCAGAATAACAAAAGTATCGCCATCAATTACCTTCTGAATCGGGTAACTTGATTGGCTGAAACTCAAATTCCCGACCATTATTAATGCTATTAACAGTCCTCTCATCTTTCAACTCTTTCTTGATATTTTTAACAACAGCTCTTGTACTATCTAAATCACCAATCACCTCGGAAACCATCGTTTCGAGATTTTGTTTCTCTTCAACAAGTTCTTCGTTTTTAGTTTCTAATTTAGAAACAGTACTACGCAATGATTTATTGGCAGTTGTTAATTGTTTATTTTCATCTGTCAGTTGTACATTTTCTTCCACCACGACAACGTGACCATGCCCACTTGAAAATATTTGTAAACAAACCAATGCTACAAATGAAATTATTACTATGAGTATCTTTTTTTTCATTTTTTACCACTCAAAAACATAAGAACAATTTCTTTTAAGCTTTTAGAACTTTCGGTACTCTCTGTCAGTTTAGATTCTAACTCGTCACGATACTCACCTTCTAATTGCTCTAATCGTTTTCGATAGTCTTCTTCACTTTGCATGAGTTTGTTTAGAAATACCCAACACAAGTAACCCAATCCTAAAACAGCAAAACCCAATACACCATATTGAGTTAATACTTCAAAGGGACCAAATGACATTACTTCTTATTTTTTTTTGTGTTATTTAATTCTTCTTTTAATCTGTCTTTTTCAGCCCACTGGCGCTTTAAAAACATCCAAGCCACATATCCAAGAGCAAGTGCTGCCAATCCTAACGGACCATAATCACCTAACTGATTGAATACCCCAAAATCAGGGGCGGTTGGTTGTACTGAAGTTGTATCCATCGTACTCCTCTAAAATATATGTGGTCACAATATGTCACCACTTCCATCTACTATCTATATAAATAACTATAAGGATGTATCCAAAAAGTCCAAAGGTAAGACCCACTCTACTCCGAATGGGTCTTCTACCTTACCTTCTTGCTTTAGTTCGTTTACTGATATGAGAGTCACTTTTTCCCCCTCTATCAGACTTCCCCGATGATTCGAGAATGTCTTCTTTAACTTTATTTTTCTTTTTGGGTTTAAATTTTTCATAACCAGCGTGTTGAATTTCACTAAAATCGAATTGATTAACATTAAGTTTAGCCATGTCGGATTACTTTCAGCTTTTTAATAACGTCCAAGAATTCTTCTACGGAATAAGATTTGTTTTTTTCATCTTTGATAATCACTGTTTCCAGCGTATCAGGATACTTTTCTACCAATCGGATAAGTATTTCAAAACCATGGTCAGCCCAGAAATTCTTAAACGATACCTCTCCTAATATGTTGGTTGAATAATCAACATCTTTCTCGGTATCATCTGGTAGTAATATAAAGTATCTCATAATTTTATAAGGGCGTCTTCGTAGTGTTTTATACGATTTACCTTAATATTAAATATGTCGAATTCGTACTGACCAATCTCAAATTGATTGAAATCAAATATTTCTGACATATTTTGGATAAACTGAAATGACTGATTTGTCATTCGTTGTGCGTCAAATTGTACTATAATGTCTGATTTATCATTCGTATTGAACTTCTTTGATAAATCAAATTTAGTGTTTGGTTGTTCACTTTGAATGTAACTATTAATAACTTCTTGAGAACAATCAAGTGTCATTCTATCACACCAAGGTTCTAATGCTTCAATCATCTTGAGATTACAATTTGCTACTTCAAATTCGATATCATATTTGTGAGGAATGATTGGTTTTAATTGAACATCGTGTTTTACAAAATGCCCCCACTTACGAATAAAGTTACGACTTGAACGAATATTCTGAGCTTCCCACTCATTGGAGTTGGTACCTGGAGTAGTCAATGTTGGATTAAATCGTGAACCCCTACAAGTCAAATGAAACACACACCCTTCCCAAGTTTGAACAAACTGATATCCATTTAGTAAAAATCGATTAAAGATATCTGAATCCTCTTTTGATTGCGGAGCATACAATGGGTCATGGCCGCCGATAGATTGAAAATCTTCTTTGAATAAAAACCAAGGAGCAAATATACCATCAGTTATTTTGTTCTTAACCGTTGGTAAGTAATTGTTAAAGAATTCCATGAACCAATCTTCATCAAAATTCTCCGGCTCGGTTGGGGCATTGTTAATCAATACCTTCTCCGGTCCCGGTGGGTGTAAGTCAGGTTCAATACGAGTTAATGATACCACAGTCATAGGTTTGATGTGTTCTAACACCGACTCAAGAGCACCAGGACACAACCACATATCAGCGTGATAAATACCAACAATCTTTGTAGGTGCAACCTCATTGATTAATCGGTCATATAAAATAGTATGCCCCAATCGAGTAGGTCCTTCGTTACGGATTGCGTGAAAGTTTGGGTCGGTTGACATCATTTCTTGACACCACTCCCAAGTACCATCATTACTAAAATCATCCGCTACACAAATGTGAGGTTCACTTCCGGCATTTTTACGAATAGCATCGTAAGACCATTTTAAGTATTTTAAATTGTTTCTTGATGGTTGGATAAAACTAATATCGCTTTTTGTAATCATAATGTTTGTAACTTCTTTTTAATATCAGATAGAAACGATTCTTCTGAATGGTATTGTTTATATAAATATCTACTTTTATCACTCATATCTTTATAAAAGATAGGGTCATTCTTTAATTTGTTCAAAAGTTTTCTAGCACTCTGAACATCACCTGGATTTACTGATAAGTCTGGATGTAAATTAATTTGAGTATCCAAATCATTATATGCAACACACGGGATTCCCAAGTATGCACAATTCATTGGAAATGTTCCAGCGCCTGTGGTCGGCATTAAATGGATTGCGTATTTAAAAGACGATAGAGTTTTAATCCAATCGACCCACTCCATGTAAGGAAAGTAGTTCATATCCTCAATGTGGTCTTCGTTTTCAATCTTTCTACCCATAGATGGCGCCCAAATTGGAATCTCCAAATCTCTGGCACAAATATATGAATCAAACCCACCATACCATCGGCAAAAATTACCACCGATAATTATTTTTTCTTCTTTATTAGCATACTCTACATCATTAACAAGGTCGGTAATCATCAAACTTGGAATATCCACAACCCACTTATCATCACCCATAATTCCTTTAAAGTAAGGTATGTCGGTTTTATTTTCAGTCAATAATCCATCAGCAGATGCAAGAACATTGTAGTGCCAGAACTGGTGTTCCAATGGCATATCTTGGAAAACCCAATGAGGACCTTCCTGCATCCAAAGGACTTTCTTAGCAAATCTGCGTGCTTCATTTACAACATCAATATTTGCTATTTGATTTCTGAAATTCGTGGACTTACCAACTAAAAGTACAGCAACATCATATTCTTGTTGCACTTGTTGGATTTTTAACATAGGATAGTGGTCAGCTCCAAGTGCACACATTTGAGCAAACTCAACTCTCATGTTTGTATGAGTTCTTGGAATCTTACCATCAAACCCCATCTCACTAAAAAATGCTATTTTCATAAAGAATCTTTCACTTCATCATCAAATGTGATTCTTGAATCAAATTCTCCAATGAGTTTTATTAATTGTTTTTGTGGTTTTTGAGCATGATTAGCAACTCCATTTGCATGATATGCTGGAACGAGGTCATCATCTCTATCACTATATTGTGAATTATACCCATCTTTAAAAAATGTAATTCCAGAAACGTGTAATGATTTAATATCATAATTTAACAAATCAAGTATAGCACACGTTCCAATGTTTGGTCGAGTATTCAACAACATATGAAATGTCAAAAATTGTTCTAAATCAGACCAATGGTGAAATTCAATACCACTACCACTTAACTGGCGTTCACATTCAACTATGTCATTGTGAAAATAATCCATGTGTTTTGGAAATGGTGAACTAACATATTTTACACCCAATGAGAGCATCAAATCAATATCCAACGGGCCGCCCTGAGCATTATTCTGACTCATGTTATGGTATCTGATGTCACATCTTGTTCCATAATCATTGGTGTTGGTAACCGGAAATGAACGATTCAATCTTACAACAACATCAAAGCTATCAAAAAATTCACCCAAGCCCCTACCTTCCAAATAAGAAGCAGGTCCTACAATAACAACCGACTTACCCTTCAGAAAATCGTTGTATTGTCTATTGATGTTTGATTGATTATATAAATCTACAATATAGTTAGCGGATACATCCAAATCCGCTATTAGGTTTGGTGCTGTTCTACTTGGTTCGGGAACTATATAATCAAGCTCTATTTTCATTTTCAAAATCCTTAATAGTAAAGAATCGGTCTTGTCTATATCCTAACAAATTTACGTTTTGTTTACACATATCAAGAATTCTATCAAACCACTTTCCTTTTCCATGTTGGTATGAGTCACCCATCCCACTTTCCGAATGAGTTTCTTTGTCAACACAATACATACGTTTACGAGTGTGTTCTCTATTATGAACCAACAATATGTTTTTGACTACGAACTGAATATACGCCTTACCCATGACCTGCTGAGCGGATATCATCATAGCAGTATCCTCGGCAACTACTCCAAAAATACCACGAGGGATATTAACACCGGCTTTAACAAAATCAGAACTCATTACAAGACCACATCCATTGAATTTTGGGTATTGTAAAATCTGAACGTTAAGGTCATCGTATCGGTCATTTATTTCGTTCATTTCATCAAGATTCATCACATATCGAATACTATGTGGAGACTCTGCAATTTTCTTTTTGTAGTCATCTTCGTTTGCAAAATCTTTAATCGAGATGTATTTTTCCTTTTCAAAGTCGATGTGTTCCAACGGAGCCCACGAAGCATCCCACATTTTACGTTCAGCAAACCAAACAGTGTATCTGTGAATGTTCTGACTATTTGCGTAGTTTTTAATACTTTCCAATGAGTCAAACAATTGTTTTGGAAACAACGAATCAGTTTCACCCCAAATCAAATAATCATGGTCTGAACAATTGTGGTAGTTGAAATCCCTACGATAATCTGCTATACTATATAATTTAGAATCATCGGAATACACATTGTATCTAACATTAACACCTGTATTGGATAGTCTTACCATTTCCGACTCAAATCTTGATACTAATTTATCCTTTGTTGTTTGTGTAGTATCGACCCCTTCAAGGTATTCGCTAATGTTGAATATGAAGTCATATGTTATGTTTTCAGGATTCTCAACTTCATTTGAGCATTGTATTAAAGAGTCAATAAACTCCGGTAAAATCTCAATTTCATAGAACATCGTATGTGTTCCTATGATATATTTGTTATTTATTTTCATTTCAAATAAGTTATATTATCAAAATAGTTTTCACGAGGAGCACCATCCATTTCAGTACAAACGATTGGTGAATATCTACAAATTAATTCATGTATGGAACTCTGATATCCAATATTTGTTTTAGCCTTTGAACGTATGTAAAGTTGAACTCGTAGTGGTGTTGTGACTTTTGCAAAATCTAAACCAACTTGTACATAGTCTGCAAATGGTGTATCTTTTATATCAACCCCACCATAGTAAACATACTTTAAATTATGTTTTTTTAGCTCATCAATGATTAATTTATTTCTATAGTCGTCAAAAAACTTACCATTTGATAACTGACTA